CTGATTATATCGCCGACGCGGTGGAAGCTGCCGGAACTGGCGCGCGATATATTTGCGCTAATACGAGTGGCACTGACTCGCTTGCCGTTACCGACGTATTTGTCCCTCAGCTTATCGATGAGGCGGTGCGAAAAGCGCAGACCTCTTCTCCTAAAATTCAGCCGCTTATCGTCAAAGGAAACCGTTACTATGTCCTGTTCATTCATCCTAACCAGGCTTATGATCTTCGACGGAACCCCGAATGGCAGCAGGCCATGAGAGAAGCAGAGAAGCGCGGTAGCGAAAACCCGATATTCACCGGAGCGTTCGGTATTTGGAACAGTGTCATAGTTAAAGTGCATGACTATGTTCCGTTCCTTGACGCGTCTGTTGCAGGGAACAGCTTCCGGGGTGCTTCTACGGGAACCGATTGCGCTGTTGATGCTTATCGTGCGCTATTTTGTGGACGCGGGGCAGCTGTGTATGCGCAGGTTGACAACGATAACGCATGGGCCGAAGAGACGTTCGACTATGGGAATAAGCACGGTTTTGCTATCTCAGTTATGGGTGGCGTGCAGAAAACCATGTTCAATAGCAAAGAGTGGGGCGTGATCGCAATTGATACCGCTTCGTCGGTGACCGTGTAATAAGGGATTGGCGAAAGAAAACTAAACAGGAGGCAGTAATATGGGTGCAATTACGGGTACTTTGGCTGTTCGTACGGAGTTTGGTGGCGACTATAAGGCATACGTTATTAATGCCACGATAGGGGCTACCAGCGATACCATTACGCTTTCTCAGGCTACTCACGGGATAAGCGAAATTGTTGGCGTTTTTGGGCAGATTAGCGGCGGTATGGATGCCGACTTTCAGGCACTGCAAATTAGTTTCAGCGGGCTTGTGATTACCGTTGTATCTAAACAGGCAGACGGAGCGGCAGCCGACGATTTTACTGGAACGACCATTCAGCTTCTTGTGATTGGTAAGTCCGAAACAGCGTCTGCTTAATAAGCTGCGAATTGAGGGTGCGGGGGATAGAAGTATCCCCTGCATCCTCACCAAAAATAAAGAGGTAACACTATGGGAATTATATCAGGCGCAGGAATCAACCAGGTTGATCTCGTTGACCTGTTGCAGTTAATGAACACGAAGTTTACGGCACTATGTGCGAAACTGGACGATGATTCTGTTGTGTCTGCCACTGATTACGAGTCTGGGCTTGCGCTAACGTTTCCGAAAACCATAACCGAATGCGGTGTTTCTCAGGGCGAAATATTGAGTTTTCTTGATAGCTGGATTGCCAGCTTTAATACATTGATTGGTAAACTCGACGACGATGCGGGAGTTGGGATAGACGATAACTACGAGTCTACGCTTGCGATTACGGACATTATTAATGCTTCAGGCAATCCCGCAAAAGGGCTTTATAACTGCGGAGTGAGGCAAGGCAATCTTGTTGATCTGCTACAGACAATCGTAACAAATTACAATGCTCTGCTTACAAAACTTGATGCAGACCCGCTTGGCGATTCTAACTATGCGTCAACGCTTGCAATAACTGACACAATAAACGATACGGGATGTTAAGGAGAGAATCAATGAAGAAGGCGCTGATAATGCTGATGGGTGCGCTGTTAATTGGTGCATATTCACCCGCGTATGCGGAGGTGAACAGTAATACAATTGCTCCTTTTGTTGTTAACTGGAGTTCGGCAACTGTATCGCTTTACGTTGTTGGAGGGGCTACGACTTCGGCAGCGTCTTATCGTGTTTATGCGGATTCTATCGCATTTGTGACCGCTGGCGGTCTGTTTCCCGGAACTACGCATTTTAAGCTGACAGATACCGACAAAGACACGGTAGAAGAGTTTGTCAATTACTGTAACAACGTGTCCACTACGCTGGTAGGCGCAGAAGGCGGGATAGTCGCGTCAATCGTCAACGGATGCTACGACAAAAACACCACTTCGGTTCTTACGGTAACTGGATTAGTTTCATGTCTGGGAGCGGAGAACGCGAAAACGTTGTACGCTGACAGTGTTCTTGGTATTTCGTATACGATACCGTCAACGCGACTTGCGCGTCGGCAACAGTTTCATATTACTGGAATATCGCTAGGTGCAACGATAACGACCGGCACGGCATACCTTCGCATTTACGACGGTGACGATTATGCTGACACCGAAATATTCAAGTATAAAATAGGAGAAGTCGGAACCACGTATGATGAGGCCCCGCTTATATCGTTCCCGGCACAAGGAGAACTTGCGGGAAGTAACGAGTCTCCCATGCGGTTTGATATTGAAACAAGCGCAGGGATAACCGACGGATACTTAAGTATATCAGGTTACAGGAAATAAGGCGGGATTATGAAAACATTATTAAGCGCGGTTATATTTTTGTGTGCAGTTTGTTCAGCATCATATTGCGAAGTGTTGAGATGGGGAGCAATAACCACCTCAAGCATGACGGTATACGGGACTATGACGGCAACCGGATATGGCACTTTTGGCGGCATAATATCCAATGGTAACAACTATATGACCAGCATAGGGCTTGATGGCGCATCCTACAATAATGCAAAGTTGTATTCCAGCGCAGGCTCTAAGGTTGTAAGGATTGCTGCAAATAATGTTGACATGGTAATCATATCCTCGCAGGCTGTTACTATCGCACCCGTGTCTGTTACGCCTGTTAATCCTGTGTCGGGGAGTATGAGCTGGTACGTTAAATCGAGCACAATGGTATTCCAGTATAACGACGGCGCAGTGGTGCATTACCTGTCAATCCCACTGAGGGGAACAGGAACTACATTGACGCACGGAACGACCGCCCCTTGATAACATGAAAAAACCAAGCATAAACGGTAAAAAAGTAACGATAGGATGCACAACTGCGATACTGGCAAATAGCGCGCTTATGTATTGCGGGATTATGCCGTTATGGGTGTATGTTTTAAGCACAGAAGTGTTTTTAGTTGCGATATTTGCACGGCATACCGCGGCCAAGATTGAAAGACAGAACTCGGATTCAAGGAAGAGTTTGGTATGAACGAAACAATTGAAACCCTTTCCGCGCAGATAATGAGGGACGCGAACACTGAGTACGACATCATCATTGATAAGACCGACACGGACAACTATTACGTCGGGTACGGGCTTGCAGGCGCGCTGATAACTGACGCGAAATGGAAAATAAAAAAAATGCCGAAGATTGGCGCGATAGAGGGTGCGCGGTGGGCTGACGGTAGCACGAAGATGAATAAAGTTTGGACGCAGAGAGCCAGCTACGCTTACGCGGCAGTCACAGAGTGAGGTAAACCATGACGGGCGCAGAGCTTTTAGCATACGTTAAAAAGGTGTTCAAACGCACGGATAAAGATACCGAGGTATACGAAGCAATAACTGATACTGTCGCCCATATTAAGACCCGCGTTGATCCTGACGCATACAAGACGCTGACAACTTCGCTTGCTATCTCTACGCTGGGGGAATATAAAATAGCCGTTCCTGCGGCAACAGGGACAATAATCGGCGACGTTATAGTTAAAGACGGAGAGAATAGCTACGAACTTGTGAAGAAAACAAAAGCTGAGTTTGACAGACTGTATCCAAATCAGGATGCTACGGACGCAGTGCGGGCAATGCCTGACCATTGGTGTCTATATGGGGGGTATATCTACCTTGGACACAATCCAGACAAAACCACCTACACTTACACGCTTAACTATACCACCGGTACACTTGAAACGATAACGGCCTCGACGGCTTCCGTGCCGTTTTCTGCGCGGTATAGGGAGTGTTTGAGGGCAGGTACGCTTAAACGTGCTTTTCAGCTTGTCGAAAACGCCGATTTAGCTGAGTATTGGGGCGTCCAGTTTGAAGGGCCGCAACCTGACATAGAAGTGGGCGGCCTCTTGGGACAGATTTTAAGAGAAGAGCGGCGCAATGCTTACGCACCTGGAAGCACACAATATCAGGACATTTAAGGAGTTAAACAATGACTGTACCTACAAATTCATGGGACGAGACGAAGCCGGCGGGCAGCAGAGCAATTAACCTCGGTGACGACGATATACGCGAAATGAAAACGCAGGTGCGTGAAGTGATCGCTGCCGATCACAATATGGCCTCAAGTGGCCAGTCTGCAACTACAGGACAGCACAACAAAACAACCCTGTTGGTAAACGCCGACGACCCGACTGAGCAGGCTGATGCTGGAATTCTTTACACGAAGGATGTTTCCGCTAAGGCAGAGTTGTTTTATAAAGACGAAGATGCCCATGAAATACAGATCACAAATGCAGGAGCTATTAACCCCCTGCTTTTGGCTTTATCTGGAAGATTTAAGATCGGGAACTTTACGCGTGATATGGATGTTGCCAGTGGGAATCAGTCTATAACTGGAGTTGGTTTTCAACCGTCACTCGTTGTTTTTTATATGTCTGGGCCAGATGATGGTGATCACGCAACGATTATGTTTTCAGTTGGATTTGATGATGGCGTAACTGCTAATTGTCAATATGCGTTCGGAGGATTCAACTATCTTGGATTAGCTACAAATAGATCAATTTATTACGAAGGCACAACGTCTGGAAGGGCCTACTATGGACACATCGGGAGTATGGATTCAGATGGTTTCACTATCGCATGGACTAGGGCTGGTGGAACAGGAACGGCAAACATAATGTACATAGCTATTCAGTAAAAATAATATGCCCTTTACAAAACGCAGTATACTCCTTGCTAATTTAGGTCTGGACGTTTCCGTTCCTGCGGAATACATAGACGACCGCGCAACTCCGAAAGGTCAGAATATGTATGTCAACCGGAACGCCATGCACAAGCGGTTCGGCACTACCGCTGTTGGTGGAAGTCTCGGCGAAGAGGCGATGCTGGCAAAAGAACTTCTTGTTGACGAAACAAGATATGTTGTCAGGGCGGGATTATCAAAAGTACAGTTATTGAACACCGCTACGGGAGTGTGGATTGATATTGGCCCTAGCGCGAACTCGTTTACGGTCAATGCAACCAATAACAAGCTGAATTTCAATATCGGGGCCGGGGAACTCACCGCGACTATAGCAAGTGCGACGTACCTGATGGGAACGAACCAGACAACCGCAGGAAGCCTCTGTAAAGCGATATACGACGCTATCCATGCGGCAGAAGCTGCGGGAACCTATACAGTTACGTTTAATGGTAGCAATGTAGTCATTGCCCGGAGCGCGGGAACGTTTCAGATGCTTTGGAAAACCGGGACGAACGGGGCAGACGGGACAGATACGCATATAGGCTCGTTGATAGGGTTTTCAGACGCTGCCGACGATACCGGAGCATTAAGTTATACAGCAGATACGATTGTGTATCATCCATTTACGGGCACGAGCGCGGACGTGTTTTCTGCGGCAACGCCGACGCTTAACGGGTCGCGGGTTCTTTGTATGAGCAACTTTATAGACCCGATACGGATTTACACTGGAACAGGAAATACATCTGATCTTTCAGGAACGCCCCCAAAAGCAAAATATATTCAAGAGTATGGCCCGTACCTTGTTCTAGCACATGTTGATGACGGAATAGCGAAGCGGAGAATGCGGGTTCAGTGGTGTGATACCGATGACATAGAGAACTGGACTATTGGAAGCGGAAGCAACGCCGGGATAGCTGACTTGCTTGAGGACGGTAATGACATAACAGGATCATCAATATTTGGTAATTATTTGGCAGTGCATAAGGAAAGCGCTATTTATCTTGGTTACCTTGTACCGACGGACGCTATTTTTCAGTTTGACCGAAAGAATACGGGTGTAGGGACTGTCTGCAATAACACAATACAAAACATTGGAGAAAATGCGCAGATATTTCTTGCCCGTGACGGGATACGGATATTTAACGGAATATCCGCCCCGCTTATTAACGCACCCATTTCCAACGAACTACGGGAAAGCATGAACTCTTCGTACCTTCACAAGTGCTGGTCTGTTGTGGTATCCGAACTCAATGAGTATTGGGTAGGCGTGCCGATAGGTTCAAGGACTAATCCTGACACGGTGTACAAATATAACTACGTTACGGGGCAGTGCTACAAAGACTTCGTAGAAGACGTTACTATTTGTGGAAAGTATCAACAGACAACTCAAACGACATGGGATAACATAACGACCACATGGGACGCTTCTACAATAAGATGGGACGATATATATTTATCAGGGCTGTTTCCTGCCCTGCTGTTTGGAACATCGTCAGGCACTACCGTTAAGCGTGACGGGAGCGTAAACAATGATAACGGGGCAGCCGTTGACGCTTACCGGGAAACAAAAGATTTTGAAAGTTCAGAGAAAGGACGGCTTGTCCGCTGGCTTGAGATGCAGTTTTGGGCGCAAGGTAACGGAGTAACAATTGATTATTCCGTCGACAGTGGATCAACGTGGGCGAACGTGGGAACATTCGCCCTTAATTCGGATTACCCGTCCGACGATGCGCCGCAGTACGCTTACTTTGACGTAATATCATCAAAGATACGGTTCAGATTTGAAAATAACACATTGAACGAAACATTCAGCTTGAAAGATTTTGTTATAGGGTACTCGGAACGCGAGGTTAGAAGATGAAAATATCACCAATTATCTTGCCGAACCCCAAAACACAGCA